GAACATTTTGAAATATTATAAAGGAAAAATATGACATTTAAAGAATTCTATCTTAATGAGATGTTTGTAATTGGTAAACCTGCCAATAATGCTATTATAGTAGCTTTTGATAAATGGATTTGGATATTACAAGAAGATGATGATTTACAAAATAAAATAGACGATATTATTTCAAAATTACCAAATGATAGTATGTTTGAAGGTAATAAACAGTTATCAACATTTATTTCTACATTATCATTCCATTATAAAGATGTTTTAGTGGGACAATTACAAGGGAAGAGTTTAAAGATAATAAATGGTTTTGATAATAAACTTGATCCTAAATCGTCCAATATAGTTAATAAAGTAGTTAAACAATTAAATTTATCTTCAGTTAATTATACAAAAGATATATATAATAAATCATCTTACATATCAAAAGATGAAATTAAAAATGAAATTCCAGATATAGCTTATCATGGAACAACTACAGAGTATTTAGATAATATTTTAAAATTAGGAATAAGACCTAATGAATCAGTAACTAATTATAAAGGTGTACAACATCAAAATTTAATTTTCTTTTCTACAAGAATAGAAGAAGCTATGAGTCATGCTGTTAATGCAAGTGAAAAGAAAGGTGGTAATCCTATTATAATTGAGTTTAGAATTCCTGATAAAGATTTAATTATAGCAGATTTTGATGCAGAAAGTGATACAGGTAATAATAAATATTATCCTCAATTTAAAAAGACTGATTATTCATTAGTAAGAAATAAAAGAATGATTGATGATCCTCTTAAATTTTCAAAAGAGATTGGAGTTTATGGTTATAAAGGAAATATTAAACCAAGTAATTTTATTTATCTTTATGTAAATGATGATCCTGATGTTGGTTATGATTTAAAAAAATATAAAAAGATAAGTGTAAGTGATTATGAGGAAAAGTATGTTAACATTTAAAGAATTTTATTTAACTGAAGCAACACAGGCTTTATATCATGCTACTTATATTTCAAATATTAAAGGTATGTTAGAAAGTAATTCAATAAAATTAACTATATCTACTGGAGCTGATTCTGAAGTAAATAGAAATAAATATTATTATCTTTCTGCTGCAAGAGTAAAGTATGGTAGATATGCTTTAATTTCTACTTATAATAAAAATATTGGATATCCTGTTGTAATAGATTTAAATGGTCAAGCTATTTCTTCGGTAGCTCAAATTAAATCAGTAGATTATTGGGGAAAAGAGTTTCAAAAAGTAAGTTCTTATAGAGAAGAACAAGAAGAAAGAATTTTGTCAGATAAATCAGAATTGAAACCATTAAATAAATATGTTAATGGAATTCATATCTATATAGGAGATAATCTTAGTAATGATAAATATAAAAGTGAATTGTTATACATCAATGATAGAGCTAAAGAGTTAAATGTCAATGTTTATTTTTATACTAAAGGAAATGAACAAGCATTTAAATCACAACAAATAAAGAAATCTATTACAGATTTACATTCTATTATTGATAAAAATAAATTAGATAAAGATAAATATGAAAAGAAATATGTAATAGTTTATACAGAAAAAGATGGAACTAAACATTATGATAATAGATTAAAAACAAAATTTGATGCTGAAAATGACCTTCAATATTGGGGAAAAGAAACTAATGCTAAAGTAGTTAGTATTGATGATTTAGATAAAGAAGGTTTGAAATATGAACCAAAAAAATCTTATTATGAAAAAGATTTAATTGATTTTATGAATGTTTATTTTGGTAAAAAACCAATATCGAAATCTAAATATGATGTGTTAAATAGATTTGTATGGTCGTTTGAAGGAAAAACTCTTTTAGCAAATGCAATTCAAGGAGTTAAAAAAGAACATCCTGAAATTTTAAGTGTTATTGTAAATGAAATGAAAAAATTAAAAATAAAACAAGTAAGCGAATTTTTTAAATATGCAATAGATAAAATATATGAAAGAGAAAAGGATAAAGATTAATTATGTTACTTGATTATATAAATATTAATAAAATTAAAAATAGTGGAGATTGATAATATGAATAAAGTCATTTATAGTAGTAAATCAAATGAATGGGAAACTCCTATATGGTTATTTAATAAATTAAATGAAGAATTTAATTTTTATTGTGATGTTGCAGCTACAAAAAATAATCATTTATGTGAGTATTATTTTACAGAAGAAGAAAATTCTTTATTACAAAATTGGTCAATATATAAAAATTGTTTTTGTAATCCACCTTATGGAAAGTTAATTAGTAAGTTTATACAAAAAGGATATGAGGAAAGTTTAAAAGGATGTAATGTAGTATTTCTTATTCCAGCAAGAACAGATACAAAATGGTGGCATGAATATTGTTCAAAAGGAGAAGTAAGATTTATTAAAGGTAGATTAAAATTTCAAAATAGAACATTTCCATCATGGAAATCTGATGGAAGTCATAAAATATCTCCTGCAAATTTTCCTTCTGCTATAGTAATTTTTAAAAAACAAATTGAACAAAAAAACAATATATGTAAATTATAAGGAAAAAGAGAATGTTACTTGATTATATCAACATCAATAAAATTAAAAATAGTGGTGAAGAATTAAAGAATTCTCTCTCTGATGATGATTTATTTTTAGAAAAGATAGATGAAAATTGTTACAAAATTATAGGAACTGATGAATTTATTTTAATAGAAAATGTAAATGATAATATCATTAATGTAATTAAAAATGGAAATAGAATTTATAAAATTGAAAATTATTATGGAATAATAAAAGAAAATGTAATTATGAAATTTAAAAATGAAGTGGAAGCTTTGCAAGAAAGTTTAGAAATGATTTGATAAATAAAAAAGAAAGTGATATATTATAAATATTTTTGCTTAATATTTATTTAAAAAGGAGTTTTGAAAATGATTGTATGTCAGGTTTGTGGTAGAGAATGTAAGAATTTTATTAGTTTAGGATCACATATTAGAGAACATAAATTAACTATTATAGAATATTATGATAAATATTTAAAAAAAGAAAATGAAGGTAAATGTAAAATATGTGAAAATAAAACAAATTTTATTAATTCTAATAAAGGATATCAAATTTATTGTTCCAAAGATTGTTATAATAAAGATAAAGGTGTGATAGAAAAAAGAAAACAAACTTGTTTAGAAAAATATGGTGTTGATAGTATTTTCAAGTCTGAAGAAATGAAGGAAAAAATTAAAAAAACAAATATAGAAAAATACGGATATACTTCACCATTAAAAAATAAAGATATAAAAGAAAAATTATTAAAAACAAGAGAAGAAAGATACGGAAGTAGATCTTATCATAATATTGATAAAATGAAATCTACTTTAATGGAAAGGTATGGAGTAGATAATTGTGCCAAGGTAGAAGAATTCAAAAACAAATCAATTAAAACAGCAATTGAAAGATATGGTAATGTTACTAATGGTAAAGCAATAGGATTGAAAAGAAAAGAAAATTAGTTAATAAATTAAAAGATTTAGGATATAATGTAATTGGATATGATGAAAATGAATATGAAATAGAATGTAAACAAGGACATAGATATAAAATATCTTCTAAGTTAGCATATGCAAGATTTGAGTGTGAAGTAGAATTATGTATTGAATGTAATCCAGTAGATATACAATCTTCAGCATCAGAACAAGAATTATTTCAATTTATAAAAGAAAATGTAAATTATGGAGTAATAAATAAATGTGATACTGAAATATCTAAAGAATTAGATGTTTATATTCCAGAATTAAAATTAGCATTTGAGTATAATGGTTTATATTGGCATAGTGATAAATATAAAGATAGAAAATATCATTTTAATAAAACAAATGAATGTAAAGAAAAAGGAATAAGATTATTTCATATTTTTGAAAATGATTGGAAAAATAAAAAAGAAATTGTACAAAGTATGATTTTAAATATTTTAGGAAAGAGTAATTCTATTTATGCAAGAAAATGTGAAATTAAATTAGTAGAAGATAAAAACATAATTAAAGAATTCTTAAATAGTAATCATTTACAAGGTTATACTTTTAGTAAAGTAAATTTAGGTTTATACTATAATGATGAATTAGTTTCTTTAATGTTGTTTGATAGAAGTAAATTCAATAAAAATTATGAATGGGAATTAAGTAGATTTTGTAATAAGTTAAATACTTCAGTAGTTGGTGGTGCAAGTAAATTATTAAAGTATTTTATTAAAAATTATAGTCCAAAGAATATAGTATCATATTCTGATAGAACATGGTCAAATGGTAATCTTTATAATAAATTAAGTTTTAAACATGTAAAGACTTCTAATCCATCTTATTTTTATGTAGATAAGATAAGTTTTGAAAGAATTCATAGATTTAATTTTAGAAAATCGGAGTTGAAGAAAATGGGATATGATGTTGAAAATAAAACTGAACATGAAATAATGCACGAAATTGACAAATATTTTATTATATGGGACTGTGGAAAGGAAACATATTTGTGGGAGAGTGATTAAGATTGTATAATGGTAATCCAGATTTAAGAAAAGCAGGGGAGTATATTGATTATACTCCCGAAATGTTAGAAGAGATAATCAAATGTAGTGTAGATCCTATTTACTTTGCAGAAAAGTATTTTACTATAATTCATCCTGATAGGGGCAAAGAGGTCATACAACTCTTTGATTATCAAAAGAAAATGTTAAAAGTTTATGTTGATCCGCCCGATGAAAGAACCTTCAGTATTATTTGTATAGCCCGCCAAATGGGCAAGACAACTTTGACAACTATATATTTGCTTTGGTATGCCCTTTTTAATAGAGATAAAACTGTTTGTGTGATTGCTAATAAAGAAGCAACAGCTATAGAAATTCTTGATAGAATAAAATTAGCATATAAAGGTTTACCATTATGGATGCAACAAGGTATTAAAGAAGGTGGATGGAATGCTAAAAGAGTCGAACTTGATAATGGTACTAGAATTATAGCAGCATCAACTTCAGCAGATTCAATTTCTGGATTGTCAGTATCTTTACTTTTCATCGACGAGTTTGCTAAAATACCTAAAGCAGTTGCTGAAGATTTTATTACATCTACATATCCAGTTATTTCAGCAGGAAAGAAATCTAAAATTATTATCGTTTCAACTCCACTTGGAAAAAATTTATTTTGGGAATTTTGGTCAAAAGCTATAAAAGGAAAAAATAATTTTTATCCAATTAAAGTAAAGTGGTGGGAACATCCTGAAAGAGATCAGCAATGGAAAAAGAAAATTATTGCTGATATTGGTAAATTAAGATTTGCACAAGAGTATGAGTGTAAATTTCTTGGAAGTAATAATACATTAATAGATTCTGATATTTTAGAAAAAACTGATTTTGAAGAACCAATTGATTTTAAATGGACGGGGTTATTATCTATTTATGAAAAACCATTACAGAATTCTATGTATGTTTTAGGAGTTGATACATCTAAAGGAACAGGAAGAGATTATTCTGTAGTTCAAGTATTAAAGATAAATCACGACCAATCATTAGAACAAGTAGCGGTTTATAGAAATAATATTATTAGACCAAGAGATTTTGCACAAATTTGTATATCAATTTCATCATATTATAATAATGCTATGATGATGATTGAAAATAATGATGTAGGAAGTATTGTATGTGAAGTAATATGGTATGATTATGAATGTGATAGGATAGTAAATTTAGATCCTAAAGGATTAGGAATAAGGAGTACAAAGACTACTAAACCTTTAGCTAATTTAATGTTAAAAGAATATGTTGAAGAAGGATATTTAAAGATTGTAGATAAAAGTACAATTTCTGAATTAGAATTATATGAAGAGGTTTCACCTGATGTCTTCGCATGTGATAATGGAAATGATGATTGTGTAACCAGTTTATTATGGGCTTTATATTTTGTAAAGACTGAGTTTTATGATGGACCGATAGTAAGTGTAACAGGTGAGATAGAAGATAGGTATAGAATTAAAGAAGAAGAATGTGACATGCCTGTAATGATATTAGATTAAACTGGAGGAACAGTGTTATGAATTTAATAGCTGATATGTGGAGATTTGCAGAGTTATGTAGTCATGATGACCAAGACTACGGTGACAATGATGATGATAAATTTGATTTTATTAAAGATACATTAACAAATAAGTATTCTGATGTAATAGTTACAATAATGCAGAATAGTTTAGATTATGCTTATATTGCAGAATTTGAAGATAGAGTTATTATTTGTTTTAGGGGAACAGATGGTGCAGATGCTTGGTATAATAATTTTAATTTTTATCCTTTAATTGATAATTATATTCATAAGGGATTCTATGATAGTTTTGAAGTCTATAAGAATTCTATCAGAGATTACTTAAAGAATTGTCAAGGTAAGAAAATATTTGTAACAGGTCATTCAAGAGGAGGAATTCTTTCACAGTTTTGTTCATTATATTTAATTAAAGATTTGAAATATACTGATGTTACTTGTGTAAACTTTGGTGCACCTGTAGGTGGAACACAGAAGTTTGCAGATGAATTAAATAAGTATGTTATAAATAATTTTAGAGTAGTAAATGGATATGATATTGTTACAAGAGTTTTTGATGATACTTTAGGAAGACATGGTGGTAAATTGGTTTGGATGAAAGAACCTAAATGGCATTTATTTTTCTTTTTAAGAAAGTTATACGATCATGCTTATAGTCAATATACAGATTCAATTATTAAATATTCTAAAAATATAAATGATATTGAAGCAGTTGATGAATTAAAAATAGTAAGGAAGAGAGTTAATATTTAATTTTGGTTTTTAAAATTATAAATATATTTAATGAATAAAAGATTAAATATATTTATTTTTAACATAGGAGAAAATAATAGTGGCTACATATAATTTACCTGGCGTTTATCGCAGAGAAGTAGATGTATCTGATAATTTAGTTCCTAATGGTATTTCTATTGGTGGAACGGTTGTAAGAGCACCTAAAGGTAGAATTAACTATCCTGTAATAGTTACAAGTGAGAAAGATTATATTGATAATTTTGGAAAACCTATTTATACTTCAGGAGCAGCAGTTGAGGATAATTTAACTACAGATTTTCCAAATGCTTCAGATAGGAGACAAGTTCCTGATTATGGATATGGTTCTTATGCTGCTTTAGAATTCTTAAAAGAATCTTCTCAACTTGTGGTTGTAAGGGGATGGAGTTCTGGAGATCATTTTTCAAATGTATGGATTGATAGTGATATTGGAGTATCAGCATATACAAGTGCAGAAACTGGAAGTTATGATATTGTAAGTGCAGAGAATTCTTATGATGATTTTGATAAATTAGATGAGATTCAAGCTTTAGATACTTATGGTTCTCCTAGTGCTTGTCTTTCTATATTTTACAATAATCCATCAGTATATGGAGATGATATTGCGGTTACTATAGAACCTTTTAGTCCTTGGTGTGATTGGAGATATTCATATGATCCTTATCCTTCTAATGATGTAGCAGCTTCTTCAATGACTTTAGCATCGTTATCAGCATCTGCATATTATCCTATTGCTGAGAAAGTGTTTAAATTGAATGTTTATAAAAAAGAAGAGAATCAAAGATGGGAAGATTTTTATGATACAAGAGTTGGAATTGGAATGAATTCTGATCTTTCTGCAACTGCTGATTTAGTTAGTGCAGTAGATTGTTTAAGATTAACTCCTGTAGAAACTTTCTATGGTTCATTAGGATCTACATTCGATTCTAATAATAATGATTTATCAATAGAAGCAATTGTAAATGGAGTTTCTAATTATATTTATGTAAAGACTGATGGAAATACTCAACAGTTTGATAGTATCAGTGATTATAATTTTGTAAGTAATAAGAAAGATATCTATGGAGATTTTATATTCAGTGGTCATTTGTTACAATTAGCTAATGGTGCTTCAAGTCAATCTACAGGAATAGGATCTACTACAGGATGGAGTGGATTTGAAAATAGAGATGAGGTAGATGTTAACATTTTAATTAATCCAGATTGGAATACTTCTGTAAAACAGGAAGTAGCAAGAATAGCTCAGAAGAGAATGGATTGTATTGCTGTAGGTCAAGTAGGAACTTATAAAGTTACAAGTAGAGAGACTTTAATTAATTCTGAAAAATATGGTTACGTAAATCCTTCTTATATGGCTTTATATGCTGGTTATAGTAAGATTCGTGATAAATATAATAATAAGTCAGTATATATTCCTAATGCTATATTTGGTGCAGCTTTATTTGCAAGAACTGATAGGATTACTGGTAAACCTTGGATGTCACCTGCTGGTGATAATAGAGGTATTATTCCTTGCCTTGATCAGAATAAAATATTTAAATCTACAGATTTAGGTTTATTACATGAAAGAAATATTAATGTTGTAAAATTTAATAGAGGAGTTGGGTTTGTAATGTGGACTCAAAAAACTGCTCAATTAAAAGAATCAGCATTAAATAGAATTAGTGTAAGACGTTTACTTCTTTATATCGAAAATAATGTTGAGAAAATGTTAAATCAATTTATTCAAGAAAAGAATAATGATAAGACAAGATTAAGAGCTTTTACTTTAGTGGATGATTTTATGAAAAGTATTTATTCTGGTGATGGTGTTTATGAATGGAGAGTAATTTGTGATGAATCAAATAATACTGCTGATGTAATTGATGCTAACCAGTTTAAACTTGATCTGGCTTTGAAACCACAAAAAGATATTGAGATTATTATTCAAACGGTAGGTGTTGCTTCTAGTGGAGTAAACTTAACAGAAATAGTGTTGTAAAAATAAGAATTTTTTTAAAAATTATGAAAGGGAATATGAAGAGAATTCATATTCTCTTTTTTATTTTAATATTATAAATATAAATTGAGAAGTAAAAGAATAATGAAAAAACATTTTTAAGGAGAAATATAAATGGCTAAAAATTTCAACATAGAAGGTTCGAGATTAGCAGGATATATGACTGATCCTCAAAGACAAATTTTTAAATTTGTAATTCCTGATGCATCAGTAATTGCACCAAATTTAAATTTAGATGTTGATGATTTAATTGTAAAGACTAGACGAGCAAGTATTCCAGGAATGGGAGTAGAAGTTTTTCAATCTAATTACATGATGATGCAACAGTTATTTGTTTCTAAACCAATATTAGAAACTTCAATGAATTTAACATTTGAAGAATTTGAAGATCAAACTGTTGAAGTATTTTTTCGCACTTGGCTTAATTCTATATGTAATATTTCAGCTACTCCAGAAGCTTCAGCAACATCACCTGTTAATACTAATTTAGCTGGTGTTTCTTATTATAAAAGTAAACGGTCTGGTTTAGTTAGACCTTGTTATCTTTTGTTATATGGATTTGATGGAAGATTGTTAGATTATAAATACAAATTAGTAAATGCTTTTCCAGAAAAAATAGATCCTGTTGATTTAGAATATGGTGCAACTGATTCTGTTAAGTTAAATGTTACAATGAGATTCGATTATCCTGAATTAGTTAAAAATAATTAAATATGAATTTTACCATAGAAGGTTCAAGATTAAGGGAATATGATCCTATTAAACAAAGTTTATATCAGGTTTTTATTCCCAATACTAATATTATATCTCCTTTGTTAAACTTTGATGAAGAAGATGTAACAGTAATGACTAGAAATATTTCTCTTCCTTCTATAGCAATTGAAACTTATGAAGCTCAACATTTAGGTTTTAAGAAGATAATTCCTATTAAGAAAGATGTTGGGAATTCTTTCACTATTGAGGTAGAATCATTTGAACATAAGGATATTTTATTATTCTTTTATAATTGGATGAATTTAATAATTCAGAATGAGTTTGGTGGTAATATGGGAAGTATGTCAATATTATATCCTATTTCTAATTTATTAAAGAGAAAGATTGAGATTAGTAGTTTTGCTTTTAATGGTGATTTATTGAATAAAATTATTTTTGAAAATGCTTGGCCTAAGAAGATTGATTTGGGTAGTAGAAATTATGAGAATTCTGGAAGTGTTAAATATAATGTAGATTTTGCTTTTGATAATTTAAGTATTAGTCAATCACCCCTGAATAAATTCAGGGGCTTGAGTCGTGAGACTTGGGAGTAATTGGTTGATTAGGGGGCTTAATTTTGGAAGGAATTATGCAGACGTTACAAAGAGAGTTCAAGAACGTACCTACGGATGCTTCACTAGTCTGTAGCTCTACAAGTCGTGCGTTAAACAGAGAGGAAACTCTCAGTGC